TAAATCATGCCCATAATAATGACCTAAAGTAATAGAATGTTTATTAAATAATAATCCTTCTTGTTTTACGCTTTTCTTATTGGCATGAGAGTCATAACCATGCTCAATAATATTCTTTTCAAATAATGCGCATTGAAAGGCATAATAATATTTATTATCACCGCGTAATGAGAAAGTGATTTTCTCTTTGGCTTGTTTAAACTCGATTTCTATATCTTTATTAAATCGATCATGCATTTGTTCTAATGTTTCTTGTTGTAGTTTTACTGCTTCCATCTTCTTACCCTCTCTCTTGGTTAAAATTAATCTTAATGGATTACCGCCTGTTAGACGGCAATCTATAAGACTAATCTATATGAGATTTTCGTTAGCGTAGTTACTCAAGATTGAAACAATCTCGCCAGTTGGTCGCGTTGCATTTTCAATTAGAAGTTTTTTAAATTCTAAATCTTCACAACACATATTAAAAGAAGCACAATTGTTACCCTCAAAAATACTAGCGATTAAGTCTAGTTTATCGTTTTTTGCTCTTGTTCCCATTTTCCTTTCCTCTCTGTTGGTTAAAATTAATCTTAATAAAACGCACCTAAGAAGATGCGCTTGATAAGATCAACTGTTATTGAGGTAATCGGCTACAATTTCTTCACCGATAATATAGGTATACATGTTAACCACTCTCTCTGGGTCGCTTAAATCTGTGTATACTTCACCAAAATTTGATTGCTCATAATCTTTAATATGATTAATGACTTCAAAAGCCATATCACCTAACCATTTTTTAGCTTGGTATGTACCAATAATGTAATAATCAGTGTTAAAGATTTCATGGTGTAAATCGTCCGAGTTAGATTCAATCCATTCTTTATCATAATTAATAATGTGGTCATTAAAATGCTCTTTTATTTCTTCTTTCTTATAGTCCATCTTCTTATCCTCTCTTTTGGTTAGTGTTGTGCATTATAATGCATGAGTGCCTCTGTAAATGCAAGCATATATATGATGTTTCTATAGTTAAATGTCACGAAATCGCTTATAATCAGGCATATGAGGGACTTAACGAGGGGTTGCAATGGGAATAAAAACCACCAAAAAACGCGCTAAATTAGGTAGAAAGCGCATTGATTTGAGCGATAAAGAAACTTTAGAGAAAATAAAACATCTTGCGGGTCTTGGATTATCGGATAAAGCAATCGCAACATCCTTGGGGTGTTCAAGGGCTACTATATTAAGACGTAAACGTGATTCTGCAACATTTGATACAGCTATAAAGGAAGGAAAGATAAGAGCAATTGAAAAAGTAAGCAATGCGCTCTATGACTCCGCAACTGGTCGCACTGGCGAAAAGCCTTCAACCGCAGCACAAATATTCTTTCTCAAAAATCGAGGCGCAAGCGAGGAGCTCGGAGCGTGGAAGGATAGACTAGAGCAGACTACCAACTACAGCGTTAACCTAGCCGACATCATCGGCACGCGCAAGCAAGCCCTGGCGCACGCAAGCACGCCCGCAATAGCGCCTAATGATGCACTCATAATTAACAATGATGATTAATTACTGGCACATGTTATCCACAGGCGCGCGCCAGCTAGCGCGTGGGGTGAGGTGGGTTGCTAACAGGTTACACACAGGCTTGTAAAATATGCACAATCTATACAAAGTTATCCACAGATTTATCCACACCCCCCCATTGATTTGCAAGCGCGGGGTATTGTACATAGAACTGTTGCACAAAAATTTTATTACTTTTGCGGGATGCACTCGTCTTTCTCTCCTCTCTCCCGTTGGCGGGTGCATCCTTTAATCCCATGAAATACGGAGCAGAACAAGAAAAACAACTGATGACTGAGTTATGGTCGCTCAACATCAAAGACAGTCCACTAAACTTTGTTAAATTTGCCTTCCCGTGGGGGCAAGAGAACACCCCCCTCGAAGATTTTACAGGCCCAAGAGAGTGGCAAGAAAAAATTTTGCGAGATATTGAGATTCACATTCAACGCAACCAGAATATGACTATGCCAGAGATGTTTAGACTGGCAGTTGCTTCAGGTCGTGGTATCGGCAAGTCTGCCTTAGTTGCATGGTTAATTCTATGGATGCTCTCAACCCGCCTCGGCTCTACTATCATAGTCACCGCCAACACCGAGCAACAGCTACGCTCACGCACCTGGGCTGAACTCGGCAAATGGCTCACGCTATCCATTAACTCACACTGGTTTCACAAAACCGCTACCTCACTAAAACCAGAAAAGTGGTTTGAAGAAGCACTCATACGCGACCTACAAATCGACACTGGCTACTACTACGCCCAAGCCCAACTGTGGTCAGAAGAAAACCCAGATGCCTTTGCTGGCATCCACTCCACCTACGGTGTGTGCTTAATTATGGATGAGGCATCAGGTATTCCTGCACCCATCTACTCAGTATCGGAAGGTTTTTTCTCTGAACCCACCTCAGATAGATACTGGTTTACTTTTTCTAACCCACGCAGAAACACAGGCCCATTCTACGATAGTTTTTATTCCAAGCGTAAATATTGGAATAACGAACAAATAGACTCGCGTACTGTAGAAGGTACAGATCAAAAGCTCTTTCAAACCATGTTAGAGCAGTATGGCGAAAACTCAACCGTAGCGCGGGTGGAAGTGCTAGGTGAGTTTCCTAGTGCCGATGACGATACGGTAATACCAATGGAATTAGTACGCGCAGCCGTAGATCGAGATGTCGCAATCAGTGCTTCCGCGCCTATTGTGTGGGGTGTGGATGTAGCGCGCTTTGGGGGTGATAACTCAGCGTTATGTGTGCGTCAAGGTAATACTGTCTTAGAAATGAAAACATTTAATTCTATGGATTTAATGCAACTTTGCGGGGCGATAAAAAACAAGTATGATAACGAGACCGTAATGAGTAAACCGCAAGAAGTGTTAGTGGATGTAATTGGGCTAGGTAGCGGAGTCGTAGATCGGTTGGCAGAGCAGAACTTGCCAGTGCGCGGAGTGAATGTTGCAGAAGCACCCGCCACGAAAAAGAATTTTTTAAACTTGCGAGCCGAACTCTGGTTTGCAATAAAAGATTGGTTAGCACAACGAGATTGTCGCTTACCGTATGATGATGAATTGGTAGCAGAATTAGTTGCACCAATATACAAATATACCTCGACAGGCAAGATAAAATTAGAATCAAAAGAAGAAATGAAAAAAAGAGGAATTAAATCACCCGATAGAGCTGATGCACTCGCACTGACTATGGCAAGTGCCGCAGCTTCATTTAGTGGCAGTCAAACATTTATGGGGTATAATTTCAAGAAACCATTAAAGTCAAGAATTTTGAGAGTTGGATAATTTATGAAATACGATAAAAAAGATAAGAAGCACAGTAAGTCAAACAAAGTAGACTACACTAAGTTACAAGGCATTATTCGTTCTGAAATGGATGACGCTGAAGATTATATCAACCAGATTGGTAAAGATCGTGCTGAAAGCACTGATTATTATTTAGGTAATGAACCAGAAAACGTCAGTGATTTACAATCTAACTTTGTCTCTACTGATGTGCGCGACAGTGTTTTATTCATGTTGCCCTCTATTATGCGCACTTTCTTTGGCACTAAAAAAGTAGTCGAGTTTGTACCTAATGGCCCAGAAGATATTGCGGTTGCCGAACAACAAACAGATTATATCAACTACATAGTGCAACAAAAGAACTCTGGTTTTAAAGTATTTTATGATGCCTTTAAAGATGCGTTAGTCAGAAAGTCAGGTTTTGTAAAAGCCTTCTGGGATGAAACCATGACGGCTACCACCCACGAATACACAGACCTTGACCCCGCTTCCTACCAAGCACTAATCCTTGACCCTGATGTAGAAGTGGTAGATGAAAGTATTAAGATGGAATCTATTACCATGTTAAACCCAGAAACAGGTGAAGAGATTGTCCAAGAATCACCCGCTAGTTATGACCTCACCATCCGTAGAGTCAAACGTAAAGATCAAGTATGTATCGAAGCAGTGCCTCCAGAAGAGGTATTAATCTCCAGAAATGCCAGAAGTTTTGCAGAATCACCTTACGTTGCACACCGCATGGTAAAAACCGTTTCTGACTTGGTTGCTATGGGTTATGACCGTGACGAAATAGAAGAGTATGCGGGTTCAGGTTCGTCATTTGATGCCGACACCTATACAGAGCGTGAAGCTAGAGAGCCTATTGGCGGTAATATGTACCCTGGTGGTGCAGACAGTGAACACAGTAAAGAAGTGTTATACGTTGAGCATTACTGTTTTTATGATTTAGATGACGATGGTATAGATGAACGCGTCAGAGTATGTACTGTAGGTAATGGTGCAAATATTGTTAATTGCGAAGCATGGGATGATCTGCCGATTGCGATGTTCTGCCCTGATCCTGAACCACATACGGCAATTGGCAGTTGCCCCGCAGACTATGTTAAACCTATCCAAGCCGCTAAATCACAAATTATGCGTGATACGCTAGACTCATTAGGCCACTCAATATTCCCAAGAATGGGAGTAGTAGAAGGACAGGTTAATATTGATGACGTACTGAATACAGATATTGGACAACCTATAAGAATGAGAGCACCAGGCATGGTACAACCATTCTCAGTGCCATTTGTCGGTAAAGAAGCGTTTCCAGTATTAGGTTATTTAGATGAATCTAAAGAAAACCGCACTGGTGTTTCTAAAGCAAGTGCTGGTTTAAATGCTGATGCACTGCAATCTAGCACTAAATCGGCAGTAGCAGCGACTATGAGTGGTGCGCAAGGCAGAATTGAGCTAATTTGCCGTCATTTTGCAGAAGGTGGGATGCAACAACTCTTTAAATTGGTCAATGGTTTGGTTATAAAACACCAAGATGCACAAGCTATGTACCGTCTAAATAACCAATTTGTTACCGTTGATCCACGTTATTGGGATGCTGATAAAGATATGGTTGTTAATGTAGCAATCAGTAAGTCTAGTGATGAAGAAAAATCAGCATTACTAGCACAAATGGCGGGCAAGCAAGAGCAAATATTACAGATTATGGGTGTAAACAATCCATTAGTTAGCTTACAGCAATACTCGAACACATTAACCAAAATTATTGAAATGGCTGGCTTTAAAGATGCACAAGCGTTTATCAATACGCAAGTACCACCAATGCCTCCGCAACCAGAACAGCAACAACCAGATGCAGCAGAGATGTTAGCACAGGCTGAAATGCAGAAAGCACAGGTGCAAGCGCAAAAAGCTATGATTGATGCTGAAACAGATAGAATGAAAATAATCATGGATGACGATAGAGACCGCGATAAAGCAGAAGCTAATATTCGTTTAAAAGCGGCTGAACTCAATGCCAAGTATGGCGCACAAGTCAACGTAGCAGAAATTAATGCACTTATGGAACGTGATCGAGAAACGCTACGCCAGATAGCTAAAACACAATCACAAGGATTATTTACTGACGGTGGACAAACCAACTAAAATTTATACGATAGAAATTGGTGAGGGTGATGAAGTATTTATTGGTAGCGATATACCAGCAACTTCAGAACAAGAAGCAATAAATAAAATGATGTTTATGTTTATTGGTAGGATAAATCAAAACTCAGAATTGATACATGTAGAAGAAAATAGGATTCATTAATTATGGCAATAACTTATCGAGGTGAAAGATTTAGTGGGTATAACAAACCTAAAAGAACTTCAGGCAAAAGTAAGAAGTTTGCAGTATTAGCTAAAAAAGGTGAAACAGTTAGATTAATTCGTTTTGGTGATCCCAATATGACGATCAAAAAAGACCAACCAAAAAGACGTAAATCATTTAGAGCAAGACATAAATGTGACACTAACCCCCCTGATAAATTAAGCGCAAGATACTGGTCTTGCAAAAAATGGTAAGGAAATACTATGTCGTTATACAGAAATATTAATAAAAGAAGAAAAGCTGGCACAAGTAGAACCAAGAAAAAATCAACTATTTCTGATAAAACCTACGCTGACATGAAAGCTGGATTTAAAAAGAAAAAGAAAAGGAGAAGTAAAAATGCCTAGAGGTAAAGGAACATATAAAAAGCCTGGTAGACCAAAAAAGAAAAAAGGTTAAGGTAAATGAAATTTAAGTTTATTAAAAATATTATTGGCGCAGTAGCGCCATCTATCGGCACAGCATTGGGTGGGCCTATGGGTAATATGGCAGCCAACATTGTCGCAGAAGCATTAGGTTGTGAGCCTACTCCAAAAAAGATAGAGCAAGCAGTACAAGCTGCAACTCCAGAACAATTAGCTGAACTAAAAAAACTAGATACTGACTTTGAAATAAAAATGAAAGAGTTAGAAGTTGATTTATACGCACTAGAAACTAAAGATATCCAAGATGCAAGAAACAGGTTTTCTAAAGATTGGACATCCAGGGTTATAGGCGTAACTGTAGTGGGTGGTTTTATGGGATATATCTTTCTAATCACGCTCCAGCCTCCAGAGCAGAACAGTGAAGCATTGATTAACTTAGTCCTGGGATACCTTGGAGGACTTGCAAGTGCTATTATTTCTTTTTACTTTGGTGCAAGTAATACTGGAAACAAAGAAGAATGAATATATCTAAAGAAGGTATTGATTTAATTAAACATTTTGAAGGTTGCAGACTTGAAGCCTACGAAGATGCAGTAGGTGTACCTACAATTGCCTATGGCAGAATTAAAGATGTCAAGATGGGTGACTCTTGCACACAAGCGCAAGCGGAAGCGTGGCTTGATGAAGAACTGCATGAATATGAAGGTTATATCAATGATGCTGTAACTGTTGCATTAACTCAAAATCAATTCGATTCTCTGGTATCATGGGTTTATAATTTAGGCCCAAGTAATTTAAAATCATCTACGATGTTAAAAGTATTAAATAAAGAACAGTACGCTGACGTTCCAGAGCAAATACAAAGATGGAATAAAGCGGGCGGTAAAGTTTTAGAGGGATTAACTAAGAGAAGAAATGCAGAAGCATTACTATTCGAGGGTAAAGCATGGACATAAATCCTTTTTTTCTATGGAATGTTGTTTTAACATTAATATATGCACCTTTAATTTACAGCATTAGAGCTAATGCTACAGAATTAAAAAGAATTGATATTTTATTAAACAAAACTAGAGAAGAGTTACCAACAAATTATGTAACTAAGATAGACTTACTAGAAGATATGGAACGATTATTTAAAAGATTAGATAATTTAGAATCAAAAATAGATAGATTAATTTCAAGATAGAAGGAAACAGCATGGCACAAAGAATTGTAGACCCACTTTTTACATCAGGATTAGAATACGCTATGTCGGTAGCGGGTGGCGAAAACGTACCTAGTATGATTGCACCAGGCGTAGGTTATTCAGAAGAATTTCCAATGGGTTATACAATGGAAGGTGGAGTGCCAAGTGCAGTAGCACCACCAGTAGCACCACCCCCACCCATGCAACCAATAGCCGAAGAGCCAATGTTTACGCGCGCTCCACCCGCAATGACTGGTAGAGTGCCTGATCCTAGAGACTTACCATCACCTACTGGTATTCCTTATATAGATGAGCTTAATTACAGATTAGCAACACCACCAGAAGGCGGTTTGTTAATTACACCCGAAGAAGAAATGGCTGCGGCTCAAGTTCGCGCTTTAGGTTTAGGTCAATTTACTCCACCTGTATTTGGCTCTGGATTACCAATGACAGATGGTGAGATGGCAATGTTTGATCTTGACCCAGAAGGGTATGAATTTGCAACACCACCAGCAACGCCAGCACCTATACCACAACCAGTCAAAGGTTATACACCTTTTGATTTTACTAACATACAAGCAGCACTAGATAGTGTGCAAGCAATGCCAATGCTCACCAGAGGTGGTGGGAGAAACAGGAGATAATATGGCAACTAGAGAGGAAGTATTAGACTCAAACGAAGCTGAATTAATTTTAAACAGCGATACATTAAAAAAATCTATTAAGAATTTAAAACAAGAATACGTTGCTTTATGGATGAGCACGAAAGGCGAAGATAGTGTAGCCTTGCGTGAAACTCTACATACTGCAATAAATATTTTACCAGAGGTAGAGAGGCATCTACGCATTTTGGTAGAACGTGGGAAGATAACCAGTGCACAAGTCAAAAAATTGCACAATTACATATAACTAGGTAAAATTTTAAAAAACTTGAAGGAGTTTAATATGAGCAACATCGCGAAGCCGATTGCTTTACAATCACAATTTGATAAAACAGTTACTTCACTTGAAGGATTTCTGACTCCCGATGAGGCAGCACCAGAAACAGCACAAGTGGCAGAAACATCTCCAGAAGAAGTAGTCGAAGAAGTAATGGAAGCGGAAGAAGTGGTAGAGGTGGAAGCCGAAGCTGAAATGGAAGCTGAAGTAGAAGATGACTTTGAAGAAGGAGAAGAGATAGAACAGTCTTTAGAAGAACAAACAGAAGTAGAGGAAGAACTACAACCTCAAGCCTATACCGTCAAAGTTGATGGTGTAGAACAAGAGGTCACGTTAGCTGAACTCCAAAACGGATATTCTCGTCAGCAAGACTATACTCGCAAAACTCAAGAACTGTCTCAACAACGCAAAAGCATTGAAGAACAGCAAGCAGAGTTAGCGAAAAAAGATGCTGTTTACGCTCAGTTATTACCTCAATTAGAGGCGAGTCTAAATGGTGAATTAGAAAACGAACCAGATTGGGCAGCACTATATGAATCTGATCCTATTGGCTATGTTCGTGAAAAAGATGTGTGGGAAGATAAACGTAAGAAGTTAGATGCAGCTAAAGCTGAAAACCAAAGATTGCAAGATGAAGCAATGCAAAAGCAGCAAGAGCAAATTCAAAAGTTTGTCGAATACGGCAACCAACAACTTACTGAAAAAATTCCACATTGGTCTGATGCAGAAAAATCTCAAAAGGAAAAAGCTGCAATCACAAACTATGCTATTAAAGACTTGGGCTTTACTGCACAAGAAATTAATCAGGTGATAGATTATCGAGTGTTACTTGGTTTACGCGATGGGATGCTATACCGCAAACAAGTGGCAGCTTCCAAAAAGAAACCAACCCAAAAAGCGGCTTCAAGAGTGGCAAGACCTGGTACTTCTAATAAACCAAAGACAATGACTGCGGTGAAAAAAGCACAAATGAAACTAGCTAAATCTGGCAAAGTGCAAGATGCGGCTAAAGTCTTTGAACAATTTATTTAAAAAGGTATAAAAAATGGCTAAAGTAACAAACGCCTTTGACACATATACTGCTACTTCTGACCGAGAACAGTTGTCTGATATTATCTACAACATTTCTCCAATGAGTACGCCATTTATGAGTTCTATTGGCAAAACTAATGTAAGAAATGTCCAGTTTGACTGGCAAACAGAAGCTCTACCAAGTCCATCTGGAACAGGACAATTAGAAGGTTTTGAACTTTCTCGTGCTGCTTCAACTGCAACGGTTAGAGAAATCAACTACTGTCAAATCAGTAGCCGTGATGCAACTGTCACTAACACCCAAGATGCCTCTGATGCAGCGGGAAAAAAATCAGAAATGGCGCATCAACTAGCTATTATGGCTAAGGCCTTAAAGCGCGATATGGAAACGGCTTTATGCTCTAAAGTCGCTAAAAATGCGGGTGCAGCAGCTACAGTTCGTCAAACTGGTGGATTTGAAACGTGGACAGAAACAAATGTATCTCGTGGTACTAATGGCGCGGGCGCTGGTAACGGTGCTGCCCCAACTGACGGTACAGCGCGTGCGTTTAGTGAAACCATCTTGAAAGCAGTACAACAACTCTGCTTTGCAAATGGTGGTGAGCCTTCAATGTTAGTCGTTGGCCCACACGTTAAAGGTGTTGTATCTGGTTTTAGTGGCAGAACTTCTGTTACGCAAACAGTAGATGCAAATACAGTTGAAGCATCAGTAGCTATCTACGCGGGTGACTTTGGAGAACTTAAAGTAGTTCCTTCAAACTTCAGTCGTGCAAGATCAGCTTTATTTGTTGATCCTAACTACGCGAAAACTTGTTTTTTAAGAGATTTTGACACAATTGATATCGCAACTATTGGTGATGCAATTACGAAAATGTTAGTCGTTGAATTTGGATTAGAAGTATCAAATGAGAAGGCTCACGGAATCGCTGCTGACTTATCAACTTCATAAGTTGTAGCAAGAGGGGTGAGTAATCGCCCCTCTTTTTTTAGGTTTTTAACATGGCAAAAAGAACAGTTATAGATTCAAAGTCAGGCTTTATTAATGAGTTTGCTACTGAGGATGATAAGAATATCTACCACACCACGCAAAATGTTCAGCCTGTTCTGGATAATGTAAAGAATTTATCTTATGGCACTCAAGGCAAAGAATTAAAACACGTTGCTGAAGTACCTATGGTAATATATCAACAAGCAATACGCGAAGGTTGGGCTAACGATAGAAAGCAATGGAAGAAATGGCTCAACGACCCAGATAATAAATTATTTAGAATATGGCAAGGTAGAGTATGACGTATGATGAACTAAAAACACAGATCGCCAATTATTTAAATAGAAGTGATCTTACCTCACAGATTGATATTTTTATTGATACTACGGAAGCAGAATTAAACCGTAAGCTGAGAGATAAAGATATGATTAAAAGAGCCACAGCAACTGCTGATGGTCAATACTTAACTTTACCTACAGATTGGTTGGAAGTAATCAATGTAGAAATTACATCAGGTGATTTTACGCCTTTATTTCAACAATCCATAGAATCATTAGATATATTTAGACGAGCTAATAATAATAGTTCAGGACAGCCAAAGTATTTTGCAATTGTAGATGGCACGTTAGAACTTGCCCCTACCCCTGACACTTCATATACATTACAATTAACTTATTACGGTAAAATCAGCGCGTTAAGCGACTCGAACACCAGTAACTTTGTTTCATTAAACCATCCAGATGTTTATTTGTATGGAGCAATGAAGCAAGCCTCTATTTATCTAATGGAAGATGATAGAGTACAAATGTTTACTGCGCAATTTGAATTAGCATTAGAAGAAATGCGTATGCAACAAGAAAAGGCTGCTTTTGGTCAAGGCTCTTTAATACAAAGACGCAGAACTTACGGCAAGCCACGCAACACAACATATTTTATGAGAAATTAGGAGTTAAACAATAATGGCTGGATTTACAGATTATTTAGAAGATAAAGTATTAGACCATGTATTTGGTGGTAGTGCTTACACAGCACCAGGAACTTTATACGTTGGTTTATTTACGGCAGCACCTTCTGATACTGGTGGCGGTACTGAATGTTCAGGTGGTTCATACGCAAGAAAAAGTATGGCTGCAATGACAGTTTCAGGAACTTCACCTACTACAGCAACCAATGGCGCAGCAGTGGAATTTGTTACTGCAACAGGTTCTTGGGGTACAGTAACCCATGTAGGTATTTTTGACGCATCATCAAGTGGCAACTTAATGGCTTGGGCTGCGTTATCTGCATCTAAGGCAGTAGCAAGTGGCGATGTATTTAGATTCGATGCTGGTGACTTAGACGTTACTTTGGCTTAATTAATGGCCTCCGTTGGTTACGGTGTTTATAACTATGGCATAGCTGCGTATGGTACTCCTCAGTATGAGGTTGCAGCAGCTACTATAGCGCAAACGTCAGGTGTTTCGGCATCTGGCTCAATGACGTTTGCTGTATCTGCAACATCAGCACAAACATCAGGCGTAACCGCAAGTGGGCGTTTAGTTAAACTAGGCGCAAGTACCATAGCGCAAACCTCTGCGGTAACGGCAACAGCCGAAGTGGTAAAACTCGGTACTGCAACTATGGCGCAGACTTCTGGTTTTACCGCTACTGGCAGACAAATAGATCGTGGTCAAGCTACGATTGCACAAACATCAGGATTAACCGCAACCGCAGAAATAGTCAAACTTGGTACAGCCACGCTTGCACAAACCTCTGGGTTAAGCGCAACAGCCGTTATTGTCTTGGATGGTGAAGCTACCATAGCACAAACAAGCGCGATGACTGCATCAGGTACACTGGTTAAATTAGGTGTAGCAACACTAGCACAAACGTCAGGCATGACAGCTACACCAGAAATTATTGCATCAGGATCAGCGACCATAGAGCAGATAAGTGGTTTTACTGCACTTGGTGGTATAATATATTCTGGTACGGCAACTATCGCACAAACATCTAGTGTTTCCGCGATTGGTAGCTTAAAATGGGCAGATGATACTGTAACGACAACCAATTATACGGATCAAACAGTAACCACAACAACTTGGACAGACCAATCCGATCCGTCAACGTCTTGGTCAGAAGCAGCATAACATAGGAAAGAATTATGGCAGATACAACAACTAC